CAAGGAAAAGGATACCAAGGAAAAGGAAGAAGATAAATTGGATGCCGCAACAGAAGAGGAAAGTTTATATGGGCGTTTTGAAAAAGGTATAGACACAGCACGTGATTATATTAGCAAACAATTAGGAATCGGAGATAGTGGTATTGTAGGTGGTGCTAGAAAAACAAAGAAGGCAAATCGTCCAAAAACGAATACACAGAAATCCTCTAATAAACGAAAGACGCAAAAAGTTCAAAAAATAAACATCATACCTAAAATAGAATACAAAGAAGAAGAAATAGAAGATGAAGCATCAGCTAGAATGTATTACCAAATGGGTAATAATCAAATATATAACCCTTATTATGGAGGTAATGGGGCATTGTTTGATAAATACAACGGTGTTAAATTGGATAGCACTGGAAACATTAGCGATGATGAATTTATGAATTTAGTAATCAAAATATTAAAGAAAAATAAATTAGAAGTAAATGAATCAAATATACAAATTGATAATTATAAGTCGTTACCAGATAATCCAGTTACTTTTAATGAGTTATTTATAAGCGAAGGTAGTTCTGAACTTAAAAATGTGAATTTATTTAAACGACGCATATTGGGTTTAACATCATATTTCAGAAGCGCACAGGAACAATTGATGCCGTCAATTGTAAAAACGGGTGATAATGAAAATATTTTTATAGTGAAAACACCTATGAGCGATCACCAATTTTCAGAATATCAAGCAATTCGTAAGAAGGAAGCAGAAGAGGAAAAACGAAACAAGAAAAATAAAGGAAAAGAAGGAATGGTAGACAAAGATGGTGAAAGTATTTATAATTTTTCTTCTACCTATAAGATTTTTTCTCGTGCTGCTTGTAATTTTGCATTTCCAGAAGATATTGAACGTCCAAAACCATCTATGGATAGTAAAGGCGAAGTTAGTGAAGATAATTTTGATGGTGTTAAAAAGAAAGAAATCATGAATCGTGATGATTATAATCCAGAAGATGATGAAGATATTACAGAAGATATGAATTATCAAAAACGATTAACAAAATCATTGAAAGAGTTAGGTAAAAAGAATAAACAAGGTAGTTATGTCTATTTGAATGTGGATTCTTTGAAACAATATAGTCCGAAATTTTTAGCATTATTATCCAATATAAATCATCCAGAGAACACAGGAATGCACTTAATATATAGTCAATTTAGAACTTTGGAAGGTATTGGGATTTTAAAAATGATATTAAATGCGAATGGATATGCGGAATTCAAAATTAAAAAGAATACAGCAACAGGGAAATGGACGATCGTTCAAAATATTGGTGATGAAGAAAAATCCAAATATGTCTTATATACTGGTTCAGAAACTGCTGAAGAAAAGGAAATAATTCGTAATATCTATAATAGTAATTGGAAATTGGTTCCCGAATCCATTGTTTCACAAATAGAAAAAAGATCAAAACATAATCATAATGGAGAAATAATAAAGATCTTTATGATTACCGCATCTGGTGCTGAAGGTATTAGTTTAAAAAATACACGATTCGTCCATATTGTAGAACCATATTGGCATATGGTAAGAACAGATCAAGTAATTGGACGTGCACGTCGTATATGTAGTCACGAGGATTTACCCAAATCATTACGAACAGTAAAGGTATATTTGTATTTGGCAACATTAACAGAAGAACAAAGTACAAGTGATAAAAATACAGAATTACGTATTCGTGATACTAGTAAAATTGACGGTGTTACTCCAGTGACAACGGATGAAATGTTATATGAAATATCTTACTTGAAGAATAATATCAACAAACAAATATTAAATGCTGTAAAATCGACATCTTTTGATTGTAATTTATATGCCACAAAGAGAAATGAAGATGAAGCAGTTGCTTGTTACAATTTTGGAAAAGTGGAGTCCAATGATTATACCGGTCATCCCAATATAGATGTTGATAAAACATACAAAGATGAATTAAATATCAAGAAGATTACGTGGAAAGCACAACAGATAACATATAGAAGAAAGGATTACGCATTAAATACAGAGACAAATGAAATTTATGACATGGAGAGTTACAATAATGCGGTAGAAGGATTGGGTGATTTAATAAAAGTCGGGCAATTAGAAACAGACAGTAAAGGTAAACCCAAATTCGTTTTTAATAAATAAATATCCCAATGAATTAGCACATATGCAATGATATATTATGGAAATATGATATCATTGATAAATATAATCCACAAACAAGCAAAATAACAAGAAAAAAGGGGGTGGTTGGAATGTAATGTTTGATATTATTGTAAACTCATTATGATGTAAATTCGTCGTTAATCAACTCTTGTTTTTTATTTGATATTTGTAATATTTTTTGATCTGACGATTGTAAAGTGATTTTTTTGGTTGTCATTTGTGGACCTATAAATTCATTAATACATCGGATAGTATCATGTGATATGTTGTGATGTTTCAAAGAATCTACAATAGTATTCGATAAATTGTTATAATAGTTAGACTGTAGTTCATCCATAATAAAACGATATACTGTTACTGTTTTTGTTTGTCCTTTTCTGTAACAACGTCCAATGGCTTGTTCCTCCTTGGCCGGATTAACACAAGGTGTAATAAAGTATATTTCATTATATTGTTGAAGATTAAGACCTTCACAACACATTGATAATTGTAGAAATAGTATTTTGGGACGTTCATCCTTGGAATTTATAGAATTCATTCTATGTTTTTGAGAAACCTTACCACTCATACTAATAATTTCTGGATCATAATCAAAGTGCGTATTATTCAAATAATTAATTAATAATCTGATATGATATTGTATTGCGTGTAATTCGCTATGATAATTATAAAATATGATGCGATTATTAGTGGGCTCATTTTTAATACTGCTTGTTAATGTTTTTATGAATCCGCGTATTTTTGATGACATGCCATAATTTTTACTATTTACGAGTGTATTCGCACTTCGTGAAAGGATATCTGCGCCTTTATTTTTTCCAAAAGAACTATTAAAGAATGTTTTCAACATGCATGGATGTATACATGAATGATGTTCTCGAACATATTTTGCTATAGTACCAAAACGATAAACTGTTTCATTATCAGAAACCGTGTCCGTTATAGTATTTCTAGATACAACTTCATTATTGTGGAGTTGAATGGCTAATGCGAATTCTTCTGATGATTTGTCCCAATCAAGTGTTATTGTATTTTTTACAAGTTTTGGCATTGGTATTCCAACACTTGTTTTTGTTCTGAATAATAATTTTTCATTTTTAATAGTATCATAATATGTCGTAATAAATGATGTTTCCATTCCGAGCAACTTATACAAAGAATACAAATCAGACTTACGATTATTTATGGGAGTTCCTGTCAAACACCACACACTTAATTTCGGAACAGCATTTCTATTTAAATGACATAATGTATTCGCATAATCAAAATGTTTTGATTTATAATTACGAATATGGTGTGCTTCGTCAAATATAATACGATTCCAGAAGTTCGGTCCAGTCGAATGTAAATTATTGTATATTAAATCTTTCACTAGAGCATAAGACGTAATAACAATAGGCGACTGTTTAATCTGTTCGAGAGTAATATTCTTTCTTTTAGCTCCATAAAATATAAGTGGTTCAACATAACAGCATTTCAAAATGGACTCTTTCCATTGTGAAATTAAAATAGGAGGAAGGACAATTAATGTATGTGGCACAATACGAGTAGATAAAAGAGATAATGTAGTAATCGTTTTACCTAAACCCATTTCATCTGCATAAATACCTCCGCGATGATCGTTGAAAAGTGTATCATCGGTATTTATTTCCTCGTTCTTAATACACCAATCGAGGGCAACTTGTTGATATTTGTGAACTTCTACATTAGAATGTTTAATGAAAACATCGTAATTAGAGGAATATTTCGTTAAATATTGTAGCATGATTGTTTTTACGTAGTTAATAATACATCTGTTTAATGTTTCATTAAAGGGCTTGTCTTGTTCAATTTTCAGCATTTTCGTGATGAAAAATATATTGGAAAAACAAAATAAATAAAGATCATTAATTAGTGTATTATGAGTACTAACGAATTACATATAGATCCATCATTGTTAAACAAGCCAGTCCAAATGTATAAACCAACCGTGATATTCTGTATTCCCGGTAATCATTTTTCAAATAAATTTTTTGAATCATGGACGTTGACGATTATGAATATTTCACATAAATATAATATCATATTATCAAATCAGTATTCATCACAAGTGAATTTTGCGCGTGCGTTGTGTTTAGGAGCGAATGTATTAGATGGACCCGATCAAAAACCTTTTGGTAACGGGAAACATAAATATGATGTTATAATGTGGTTAGACAGTGACATGGTATTTATGCCACAAATGATAGATATATTAATAGAGAAATGCATCAAACAATATAAAGTTGTATCTGGAATTTATGCGATGGACGGAGGTCAGCAATTATGTTGTGTAAAAAATTGGGATGAAGATTATTATAAGAAAAATGGTACGTTTCAATTTCTCTCTGTAAAGGAAGGGGCTGAATTAGTAAAAACTAATAAAAATATGTTAGAATGTGCGTATGTAGGAATGGGATGTATGGCGATGAGATATGGTGTCCTAGAAGATACACGTTTTAAGTATCCGTGGTTTTTTAGAAATATTACATCATTTAATGACGACGGAAAAATAATAACAGATGGTACAAGTGAAGACGTCAGCTTCATTCGTAACATGATTGACAGTGGTATTATTACCGGAGTGATGGTAGACTTGTCATTGCGTTTCGGACATGAAAAATCAGTTGTTTATTAAAATTACTTAAAATCAGATACGATATGGAACCTATCAGAAAGCCGTATCGCGCCCATTTCTTACTTTCTTTCATTACGATAGAATAATGATGAAAATTTTTGTCATTACTTACATGACGACGTTTTTGTAAATACAAATTTGTCATTATTCCTAAATAAGATGTTGTTATTCCAACCATTGTCATATGAAACAAATTTCTATACATTACAATAATTCTAATGTATAGTTTTTCCTAAATTATTTTTCAACAAATATATATTTGGAATAATTTTCAGCAAATAAATATATGTAAAATTATTGATTATGTGTTTATGATAAATTACACAAAAGACAATATAAAACGAACGAACATATATTATTTATAAATCTTTGGAAAATGAACGAAGAGAATAATGTATTGACAATTAAGACAGTTCAAATACAACCAATTCGTAACATGATAACTGCTATTAAAGACATATTAACAGATGCGACAATTACATTCACTAAAAATGGATTATCAATTTGCGACTTTGATAAAACACAAACAATATTAGTAAATGTTATATTGGAAGCGTATAAATTTGAGTCATTTTCATGTGAACCTAATCAAATTATAGTATGTGCGAATACTTCACAATTATTTAAGTTGATTACAACCATGTCGAATGATGATACTTTATCCATATATATTGATAAAGACGATTACAATGAAGGAGTTGTAACACATCTTGGTTTACAATATGATAACAGTCAGATACGTCAATGCTCTACACAGAAATTACGTTTAATAGATCCAAATACCGACAATGAAGATTTTCCTGAAAATTTGGAATATTCAACCGTCATAAATTTACCAACAAGTGATTTTCAAAAAATTATTCGTGACATGAATGGAATATCTGATCGTATAGAAATCAAGTCTGTTGGGAATGACATTATATTTTCATGTGAAGGTTCATTTGCAAAATCGAAAATTTATCGTTCCGAATCAGATGGAAATATGGAATTCATTCAAAAATCTGAAGAGAGTATAGTAATACAAGGTGAATATTCACTTAAAAGTTTGAGTCATTTTATAAAATGCACTCCATTATGTAGTCATTTAGAAATGTATTTGGGGAATGATTTACCATTAATTATTAAATATGATGTTGCTTCATTGGGTGAAATTAAATTATGTTTGTCATCATTACCACCAATGGTATAAATGATTGTAAATACGAGAAAAAATAAATTAGTTGTGTAATAAACTAATTTATTGGAAATAAAATTTGTCTAGTAATTTTTACTAAATAGTAATATATTTTTCATTATGAGGTATAACTTTCCCTGCAATATCCGTCATTTCAAGATTTTTGATAAGACAATAAACAATTTTCAAATTCTTCTGATTTGCATATTTTGAGTGTATTTTACAACATAAAGTACCTTGTTTGATAATTTTACGTAGTATTTTTTTATCCGTAATGCATAATTCCGATAAATTACAAACAACATGTGCTGACGGATATTCTGACACATGAAACCACATGTCATCATCCGCCGATTTATCGATTAGTTCTTTATTATCCTGCTGTGTAGAACCAATATAGAAAGTGATTTCTATATCGTTCACTTTTGTAAACCACTTTTTCATAAATAGTAAAAATAATTTAAATGTATTATATAATAATAAAAAATGAATTCACAAACATCCTATTCAATTTTCCCATTGATACTCTTGATTATAATTGTTATTGCTATTTTAGTGTAAAATTAATCTTCTGGTTCATGTTTTTTAAATAGACATTCATAACTAGATTGTTCGTCCATTATATCATTAAACACAGAACTATCTTGATATTTATCAGTATCCATCCATACTTTAATGATACAAAAATTGCGTTTAGGTGATACAGTAATTCCATTAATATGTTTATTAACATTTTCGGTTGTACTAAACGACTCTCCCGTAACATATTTAAATAATTTATTCCAACAATTTGCGACATTTTTATTATGTATTTTATATGAAAAACAACCACCATTTCTATTCCGCGGGTCTTCCCATCTTGGTGTGATACCATCCCGCATTAAAAATAACATACATCCTTTAATTACATTTATATTAATTGCTCTTATAATAGCTAAAGCGTCCTCCATTTTATTAATTCCCTTCATAATTGGCTTATAACTTCGTAAATCCCAGTTTGGGTCGGTTGGTAAATGGTAATACATATCCCATTTATCATTTAAAGAATGCGTTGGGGATTTATCATTATGGTTTTCACTGTGATTTGCCATAATTTCCTCCCTTATATAGTATTTATATTTATATTTTTTTATATACCTTATAAACAATCAATTTTTATTATCTCATGTTAGTGTTATTTATTCCTCATTTGTCTCCTCTACCTGATTTGTATCCTTCGCTACCACCTTCGCATCATTCTTCGTATCTATAATTTCAAATGAATTCTTGTTTATTTTCATATATTTATGATAGGTTAATTCAATAATATTCAAATCACTATCCATTATATTTATTTTGTAATTCTCGTCAAATACATATTTTTTACTTTGATGTTCCAAAATATATTTAACAAATGTTGGTAAAAACAACTCATTACCAATAATAAAATATTCGTTATCTAATTCAAAAGATATTGGTTGTTTCATATCTTCATGTGTATATTCAATGGATAATAAACTGGCTTCGGATTTCACAATATCAGAAATTGTAAAAACATCCATATTGTCGTTCATTTTTTTCACAATAATATTATTATGCAGTCGCATCATATAAATACTATCATTTACTATTCCGTACATTTTCATGTCATTTAAAATAGTTTTAGACATTTCCAAAGACTGTTTGATATCATTATCATCATGAAAGTGTTTAATATTATATTTATGTGCTTCATTCAACCATCTTCCATTTTGTAAAAATACAATTTTACTTATCCAATGGTAATATTTATTTTTCGTAGTGTTGTATTTTTTCACAATAATATTATAATTATCATTTTTATAACTAGAAATAACACCATACCAGTTTATATCTTTAGGAAAGTCACAGCGGATATTATTAATATCGCACCATATCATGGAACCATAATAATAAGTAATATCGACAGTTTGTTCTACAAATTTAAAATTAGTATATAGATATTTACATGCTTCCAAACAACTGTCGACAGCCTTTATACAAAAAATTAACGCTTTCGAGAATAATGATTTAAAACCAATCGTATTCATAATTATTATTAATATGTGTGTATTTTTTATATATCTTATATAAATTGTTATTATACTATTATGAAATATGATAAAGGTTTATTCATATTTAGACGTGATTTAAGAATTTACGATAATACAACGCTTATAAAAGCGTCGGATATGTGTAAAGAAATTATATGTTGTTTTATATTTACACCGGCTCAAGTAACTTCCGAAAATAAATACAAATCAGAAAACGCAATACAATTTATGATTGAAACACTGAATGATTTAAAACATGAATTAAAGAAACATGATTGTGAATTACAAACGTTTTTTGGAACCAATACGGAAGTTCTCAATTCTATATTTAAACAAAATAAAATAGATGGTTGTTTTTTTAATATAGATTATTCGCCCTATGCTTTAAAACGCGATGAGGAAGTACGAACAATATGTAATAAATATAAAGTATCGTGTATATGCGAACATGACTATTATCTATATAAACCAGGTTCTATTAAAACGGGTACAGGTGGGTTTTATAAAAAATACACACCATTTTATAATACTGCTATTGATAAGAAGGTAAAACCTATTGACTCACAGAAAATAACGAATTTTTCAAAGACATTATTGAAAGGTATGAAATCTCAAGAAATAACATTGGATTTAGCTTTTAAACGATTTACACAAATGAATGAAAATATATTGGTTCGTGGTGGACGTGGATTCGGATTAAAGCGTCTATCAGCAGCATTAAAAGAACAAAATAAATATAGAGAAAAACGAGATTTATTGATATATAATACTACTTTTTTATCAGCTCATATAAAATTTGGTAATATATCCATAAGAGAAGTATTTCATTCTGTAAAAAACCGATATGGAAAACAACATGGAATTATAAGTGAATTAATTTGGCGTGAATTTTTCGCTCATTTATTATATAATTTTCCTGAAGTAGTAGGACAGTCATATAATGAAAAATATCGTAAAATAAAATGGCGAAAGAGTATGCGTGATTTTACAGCATGGAAAATGGGCCAAACAGGTTTTCCAGTAGTTGATGCTGGTATGAGACAAATGAATGAAACTGGATACATGCATAATCGTTGTAGAATGATATGTGCGACATTTTTAATCAAGATTTTGTTATTAGATTGGAGATTGGGCGAACAATATTTTGCGGAGAAACTAACTGATTATGATATTGCTTCAAATAATGGAAATTGGCAAGGAATAAGTGGAACAGGTGTAGACATGAAACCCTATTTTAGAACGATGAATCCTTGGATACAAAGTAAGAAATTTGATCCGAATTGTGAGTACATTAAAAAGTGGGTTCCCGAATTATCTGATATAGAACCAAAAGATATTCATGAATGGTATGATAAATGGGATAAACATAAGATATATATAAAACCAATAGCGGATTACAAGGAAAGAACGGAGATGATGATGGAATTATACAAGAGTGTGTAAAAAATTAAATCTTAATAGATTGTATATAAATGAATTATCAGGAAATAAATAGTGCATATAATAATAAAAAACCACAATATTTAGGATATGAAACTGATGAAAAGATAAATAATTTTTTCTCAAAACCGGTAGTCAATCATTATCTTGAAGAAACAAATGGAGAACACGTAAGTAGTAGTTGGAAATATAGAAAACACATGATGACACATTCTCAATCCATTAAGAAACGTAATTTGCGTGAAGCAAAGAGTTACAGTGGACGTTATATTCCCCAAGAATATAATTTTCCAGTTATAGAAAGTGATTTGAAAGAAAATTATATGCGAAAATATGAAATGGATACACGTAAATTTGCTCCAAATGTATTTATTGAAAAAAAGAATTAGAATAATATATTTTATTGTTATATTAAGGATTATAACAATATGAAAATGCTTAGTTTTGATGTAGGAATAAAAAATATGGCATATTGTTTATTTGATGTATCTGATAATGTATTGAATAATCCAAAAACAGCAGGATTAGATATTGGGTTCGCAATAAAACAATGGGATGTAATAAATTTAATTGCTGATGTAAATAACAATGTATCACGGAAATGTGGATGCACTTTGAAAAATGGAAAGATATGTAATAAAAAAGCATATTTTCAGAAGGACATGAGTTATTACTGCAAAAAGCATAGTACAGAAGACGGTCATTGGTTACCGAGTAAAGAATATAATAAAACGGGATTGATAAAAAAGACTACAGATGAACTATTAAAGTTATGTCGTAATAGTTTTTTAACACCAACAAAGAAGACAAAACAAAATTATATTAATACATTAATGGAATTTTATAAAAATAAAGTTCTCGATCCTATAAATACAAAAGTAAAAAAGTGTGATGAATATGATTTGATTGATTTAGGACGAAAATTAAAAGTTGCTTGTAATTTGGAATTCAATACAGATGAAATAGATATTGTGTTAATTGAGAACCAGATAAGTCCAATAGCAAATCGTATGAAAACATTACAGGGTATGTTATCACAATATTTTATTATGAAAAACGATGATATTAAAATAGTATTTGTAAGTTCACAAAATAAATTGAAATTTTTTGATAAACAAATAATTAAAAGTATGGATACAAATGTAGCTAATAATGTTGATGTAGGTGATGAGGTGGATAAAAACGACAATAATAGTTCAAAGAAATACAAAGAAAATAAGAAAAACGGCGTATTTTATTGTAAACATTTATTGAAAAATAAATATGATTCTAATAAAGATTGGATCACAAAGATGGATACAAAGAAAAATGATGATTTAGCAGACGCCTTTTTACAAGGTATATGGTATTTAGAAAAATGATTTAATGCGTAAAAGATATAAATATAACTTCTTGAATTAGATAAATGGAAGTAGACATTGGTTTTGATAATGCGGAACCTTTTAATATAGATTTTAATGAAGGTCCGAAACACGAATCTTCGTCATCTAATTTAGGGGTCGGTATAGAGTTATTAATGAACGATAAAAAAATGCCTACCAGCGGAAGTGACGTAGATATTGGCGATTTAAATAAATTAGAAAATGAGTTAAACGATTTAAGTGGAATGGATAATTCCAATCCATCTGGTGGACCAGGATTGACGTTTGACATACCTATATCTAAAAGTGGCGGAGAAAATATCGATTTGTCTGGTTTTGATGTAGAAGAAGATAAAAATGATTCCAAGTTAGGTACAGCAACAATAGAAAGTATTGGTAACAATACGGGTTTTATGAAGCCTGCAAGTGAAGAATTCATGAGATCGGTTTCAGCACCCAGAATGACTGATCGTGAAATGCGTCGTAAAAAACGTATCATGTTGAAAAAGATGGAAGATTGGCATGATAAAGGATTATTGAAAGGTCGTTTTGAAATGAATATGGATACTTCTTTTGAAGAGATTGAAGACGAATATGAAACTGTGTTGGAAGAAAAACGTAAAAAAGATAGTATAAAATTACAGGGATGGTGGTTTATGACTGCGATTAACTCCATTGAATACGCAAATGCTGCTTTTAATCCATTTGATTTGAATTTGGATGGTTGGGGAGAACAAGTGAATGAGGATATTGATAGTTACGAAGAAATATTCGGAGAGTTGCATGAAAAATATAAGGGAGGTAAAATGGCACCTGAATTATCCTTATTATTGCGTTTAGGTTTTAGTGCGGCAGTTGTTAATTTCACAAATAAAGCATTATCAAGTGCTACACCTGGATTCAATGATGTAATTAAACAAAACCCAGATTTGATGAAGGCTTTCAGTGAAGCTACAGTCAATACAATGAGTCAAAATTCACCTGGATTTGCTTTTGCTAATAATATGATGCAAGAACAAGAAATGCGTCCACGTGGACCTCCACCACCCGCTCCACAAGAAACCAAATCCCTTAAAACCGAACCTCCAATGAAATCTCGACCTGATATGCGTGCTGCAATCAATGAACGTGGTGTTGAATTGGATGGAGCACAAAGTCTAAATAATCAACAAAGAAGTGCTCGTCCAGAAATGCGTGGACCCAAGAATGATGATATTGACAATATATTAGCTGGATTGAAAACTAAATCAATTAATATCCAAAATAATGACAAAGATGATTCTGTAATAAGTGCCAATTCAATTGGTAACTTTTCTACAAATAGTAAAACGCCAAAACGTACTCAAAAAAGAAAACAAAAATCGGATAAAAATACTATTTCTTTAGATATTTAATTTTGAACGGGTTCAATAAATATAATAATACAAAAATCAATATAAATAGAATGTAAATAAATATATTGTATGACAGTTTGTCCGAGTGGTTAAGGAGACGGACTTGAAATCCGTTGGGAAATTCCCGCACAGGTTCAAATCCTGTAGCTGTCGTCAGGAGGGCATGTAGCTCAGGGGTAGAGCGCGCGCTTAGCATGCGCGAGGTCGTAGGTTCGAATCCTACCTTGTCCATTATAGCAGGCATAGTTTAGTGGTTAGAACACAACGTTAACACCGTTGAGATCCGAGTTCAACTCTCGGTGCTTGTAGTTAAAAATAATTAATATATTTTTTTATAAATTATTTTATGTCGCAATAGCTCAGTTGGGAGAGCGTAAGACTGAAGATCTTAAGGTCACTGGTTCGATCCCGGTTTGCGACACGTGAAAATCGTATAGTGGTGAGTACGTCTCGTTGTGGCCGAGAAAACCAGGGTTCGATTCCCTGTTTTCACAATTTTAGGCAATTTGGCGGAGTGGTTAACGCGGTGCCCTGCTAAGGCATTGTCCTTTGGACGCGTAGGTTCGAATCCTACAGTTGTCGTTATTTTGTAATACAATACAATATGTATTATATTACATTTACACTTTGAATATGTATTTATTCATGTGATTCTAATAAAGAAATTGCATCGTTTTTCTTCATTTTAGAAACACTTGATGCTAATCCTTTTGATTTAACTAAAGCACGTAATTCAGTTAAGTTCATTTTTGAATAATCTGTCGTGTTAATTTGATCCAATGTCATGGCAACATTTGATGATGTCACAGATATTTGTTCGCTTTGAATTGTGTCATTATCCTCATCCTCCTCATCCTCCTCATCCTCCTCATCCTCTTCATCCTCATCTTCCTCATCCTCTTCCTCGTCATCATTCTCTCCATCATCCTCTTCCTCGTTATCATTCTCTCCATCATCCTCTTCCTCTTCACCCTCCTGATCCTCGTTATCTTCCTCTATAGATTGCATTAAACCTTCGGCGTCCTCTTCCAGTTCATTTTCTTGAGCGAATTGATTACCTCCATGGTAAAATGAATCAAACTGATGTTGTTCGTTGTATAATATTTCTTCTTGTGGATTATTTTCCAACATACTTAATTTTTGAACGACATTATTTACAATTTCTAATAGAGTTTTATTACTATTTTCAAGTGTTGTTAAACGTTGTCTAAAATTATATATCAACATCAATACTAAAATACAACATATTAATAAACTTGCAACAAAAAAAGTATTCATGAAACTTAATACACTAGTCATTATATAGAAAAATGTATATTATATAATCTAGATCTAAACGATTGTTTAAGTTATTTTATAATCTATTTAGTTATAGAATAATTATGTAATGAAATATTATAATAGTAAAATGGAAAACATTTCAAATATGTTGGATGTAAATGATTCAAAAAATTGGCTAATATTATTATTGATAATAATAATCTTTTTTTCATTATTCGGAATAAATATTGTTATACTGATTGGTAATATTTTACAGAGCATTTTAGAAATAATAATGCCATTATTCAGGCAAATATTATCTATTATTGGCATTTCTACAGGGAAATTATTAAATACAACCGCGGATGTAGTAGGAGATACTGCTAAATTTACAGTAGACATCGCTGAAGGTTCCGTTCAATCTGTTGGAACTTTATTACAAAAAGCAGGAGCACAGGGTCTCGCCGGTAATCCCAATTTCAATTTATCCAATATAACAGATTCAGCAAAACCATATAGTGGTCCAACAATGACAGGTCAATCACAAAAATCAGGATGGTGTCTTGTTGGCGATTATCAAGGTCGTCGTGGATGTATTGAAATATCTGAATCAGACAATTGTTTAAGCGGTCAAGTATTCCCTAATCAACAAATGTGTTTAAACCCTACAATGTCATCCAATATGGGCCAAGTTCAACAATCACAACAATATAACCAACCAAGGTAAACAAATACCAAATTCAGATGTAAAATGACAGATTCAAATTGATATACATTATTTTGATACATATCAATCCATTATTTTTAACATATTGTACCATCGTCATACTGTAATAGATAACGATTTCCCATAAATCCATGATTGTAACAATATATAGAAACCTTATCGAAATCACGAATAACATCTATTTTGATCGAACCATACATAAAAATATAATCTCCATTCTCTGGATCACCTACACCCAAATCCACAGTTTCAGGTCCTAATTGATACGTTTCATTATCATATCGTGTATAATCACTTGTATATCCAGTATATCCATAGTTGTTATTGTTTTCATATAGTATATTATAATTATTTTCCCCATTGATTGGAATAAAGTTATTACTATTTAATATTGCTATCGGATGTGTTTTGGGAATATTTACCAAATAATATGTTCCAATTTTTAATTTGTAATAAACGAGTGGATTATATATTACATCAGCAACATTGAATACATTATTTTCAAAAACTGTATTTTTCAATATATATACATTTTGATATGCCAACAAATCCGGATTATAATATTTATTTACATCGACATAAACATATTGACTTAAACATATATTTTGACTTACATCTATATTTGCTGGTGTTTCATCTGGTGTAATTAATGTATATTCATATTCCTTATTATAATAATAAGTATCAACAATTTGTGATGTTTTTTTTGAACTATCAAACCCATCAACAGAATATTCTTGAAATGTAGATGGAACTGGATTAATGGACGCAAAATTACAATTCTCCGATGTCGTTTGAGAATCTTCTACATTTACTAATAAACCATATGATGTTGTAAAATCTGTAGATAATGCGTTTATAGTTTCATCTATATTAATTGTAAAATGAATATCATAAATCAATTGTCCCTCTGTATTTAATTCAAATGGACCGACAACTATATTTTGCAAATAATGTATACCAGTAAAACTAGTAACATCTTCAGTATACGTAAAGGAAACATCCATAACAATTGTTTGTGATTGCAAAGTAACATTAGGTGATGTATGTGTTTCTTCGTCTGAAACGTTGTAATTATAATACACATCACATTTTATATCTTTTATTGTAAATGATGGAGAATTTGCACCTGTAAATGACAAATGATCACCATAACTTAAACTGGAATTATTAACAATCCCATTTACATATAATGATATTGGTATATTAAATGTAAAAAATCCCAATTTATCAATAGGTTTTTCACTGTATAAATAATATACAAATGTATTCGTATGATCGGGTACGAAAAAATTAGTATTTGAATTCACTAATATATTATAATCATTTACATCATTCAAAATACCATAATTGTTATATATTTTATAATTATACAGCGGAATTGTTGGATCTTCATATAATAACATTGAACCAGGAACATCTGAATTGGAGGAAGGTCGTGGCGTTCTATCCAAAGGACAACTATAATCAATAAAACTTTTTTTCAAATAAGATTGATAAATATCTAAATTACGATTATAAAAATATTGAAATATTCTTCCATAATTTTGTTTTGTTGTTATATTTTGAACTAATTTCTTCCATAATTGCTTCTGTGTATCATTGTTTATTTTATTGTTGGATTTATTATTAGAATACTTTAAAATTTCTACTTTTCTTCTCATATCTAGTTGCGTTTTTGTTAATGATGTATTTTCATATGGACTAATTAATTCATTTCGTGATTTTGGAATAAAAAGTAATTGTCTTCTTTTTCGTTGACTGCAATAATTAATTAAAGTTTCATCATCATATATATTTGTCATTTATATATAATGTAAATATAATGCTATAATACTTTGGATTTATAGTTTTGATGTGTACCATAAATTAGATAAGTATCCATAATAACTAGTACCAGCAGCACCTTCAGCATATTCACTTGTTTCTAAATTAGGTCCATTATTTACTATGCTATTTATCTCAAACACATTCAATGCACGACTAAAATATCTTAAATCAGATAATTTACCTGAAAATCCACCATTTTGGTTCACCATAACATCTTGATAATTTTGTTTTGGTACATGGTCTAAAACAACACGTCCAGATATTGTACCATTAACATATGTATCCAATACTGTGTTTTTCATACGAATAACAACATGGACCCAATTTTTAATTGGGATATTATCAATATCTAATTCTGTATTGACATCGTTGTATTTTACAGTACTCATTACTATATGTAAATTATTATTAGCAGGTCCTAAATATAAACCCGGGGAATTGTTGACATTTGCAACAGATGTAGTTGTTGAAAAATCTGTTGAACCCTTGCTAAATATGTGTTGATATTTATTTACGTCGTTACCAACATCATTTAAATATAACCACAAACTCCATGTAAATTCTAATCCTTCCGATTCATTGTTGGAACGATAAATAGGTACAGAATTTGCGTCTTTTGGATCTTGACTAATAATAACTGATTCCGATCCATTGATTAAACCACGAATGACATAAGGGTCTTCACTTGAGGAGGTAAAATATATCAATAATGATATTCCGATACGTAATAAAAACATAAAAAGGATAATTACCAATAATAAAAACGAAAACTTTGCAACAATTGTATTTGATTGCAAATAGGTTGTAGAAGCTTCATCAACATCTTTTGAAAATGATTCTATACCTTCGTTTAATTGGTCTTTTGATTGTGTAATTGTATCGGCAACAGTTTCATATCCTTGTTTAAATGTTTCAGAGATTTGTTCTCCATAATTAGGTTGATTTTGAGACATATTACTTATATATTATAGCATTATATAAGTAATTTCCTAAAATAGTTTAAATTTTGCGTGTTCTAGGTTATCTTTAAATACTGAAACATCTACACCATATGCGGGCATTATTCCTGTACGTCCATTACCTTTCATGTATTGATCGTATACTGTTTGAGGATTTAAAGGATGAGTCCAACGTTTAAAACGAGTAATATAAGCATCCATTATACCACAAGTTACAGTTGACGATGTAGGGGTTGCAGTTGTTGAACCTGGTGTAGTACCATCACCTACAGTAGATGTTCTTTGTGAACGAACCATTTTACCATCAATATAAGCATCGACAATATCATTATCAACGCTTACCACAAGATGAACCCATTTTTGAATAGGGAAATTGTCTGTAATCGTAACTTTTGTCGTTGAACCATCCTCTAATGGTGTTTCATAGACTAATGTAGGTGTTAATTTTTCTAAATATAGTCTAGCTTCTCCTTCTCCTTCTCCATCTCCTACCTTATAAATATATTTTTTACCACTTGTTTCCCAATTGTTTACAAATACCCATATACCATAAGCATAACGACGTGTTGTTGGCATACTAATTCCACTTATTGTGAGTTTTCCAGTCGAAATTGATTTATAGTCAGATAATTTTGATGATGTATCATACCAATAAATGTATATTAAATATATAATAACAGCAATAGCTATTCCTAAAAAGACAAATGTGGGGTTCATTTACTATATATATAGTATTCATAAAATTATAGGTACGGAGGATTCATTTTTGAGAAAAAATTATACATATAAGTAATTTGTGATTTTGTTAATGGTTCATTGTGATATTTAATATTACTAATAGATCCTTTTAAACCATTATTATCACCTATACTAAATGTATCCGTCACTAAATATTGTGGCATTTTTTGTAATACATGTGTTTTTACTAATTTACCGTTTACAAATACATCTACCGTATTACCATTATAATTGAATACGAAATTATTCCATTTTTGAAGAGGTAATGTTATTTCAAATTGTTCCAAATCATTTTCGTCATTCGGTACATTTGAAAACACAACAATAAAACTGTATGGAGATTTTTCATCACGAAGTATTTTCGGATCACTTAATGTATTTGTTTGATTTATTTCATTATTTTTGAACTTTAACATTGGTTTCGCATTATAATTGAATATTTCTGAACCATTTTTATATGAACTATTCGCGTTTGATTCGGGATTAATATACACCCACATACTAATTCCATACTTTGTTCTAAATGTAATTGGTTCATTGTCATTGTTAATCAAAGCGATATCTTGTGAATTATGAATGTTTCTCTTTTTTTCTAAAAACATGGATTCTTTTAATAATTCAGTACCATTTACAGTCATTGCTTTATTTATATAAGGAGGCAAATATATCAATCCCAATATCAATAATATCTCTATACCAAGTAATACATATACATCTTTTGTAGTTGCTTTAAATTCCTTCAATAAATAACGTACTAAATCATTAATCATACAAGGAATATAAAAAATCAAATAGGATATGAATCCAACAACCCCATCCAAAGAACGCAAATAATTACCTATAAATGAAAATGTTATTGATAAACCTATTATCACAGCAAATAATACCATTATGTAAAACACATATTTGGCTAATTCAAAATTATAATCGGATAAATCAATATAATTATAAACTAAATATATTCCAAACATTAGACCTAAAGCATACATCCCAAATCGTAATGAATCATTATCAATTGTGCTTGTTCGTTTATTTATTGTAGAATAGGTAAAATAAAGAGGAATAATTATTATAGCAAAGTAAATAAATATATCACTCATCCTGTATAATGCATTAGGGTTTGTATTTGCATAAAATAATACAATAGATGAAAATATGATTATTGATAATAATAAAACATAATTTATAATTGTATTACGATATGATGTATTTGTAAACAATAAATCACTATATTTACTAAAAAAATCTGTAATATTACTAAACATCGTATATAGTAATATTACATATTCTCCATGGCTGTTTTTTTACCATGACATTCTCTACACAACGCCACTAAATTATCGACGTGATTAGAACCGCCATATTCTAAACGGACTTTATGATCTACCTCAAACCATGCTGTCAATTGTTTTTGACAATCACCACATACCCATCCTTGATTAGATGCGACGTATTTTTTTTTCGTCTCACTAACTGAACGTTTGGTACCTTTTTTACCTGATCTCAATATTGTATTTTCAGATTGCATGTGACGATCATTTCCACCAATATTAGAATTATCAGTAAAATTCAAAAATGGACTGATGATATTTTTGGCATCTTTATCAACGGGCATGTATTTTAAATACTCATTGGATGCTTTCATTATATTAGACGCATTTGTCGGATCCTTTTTAATTAACCAATATAACAGATAGGCTGCAAAAGTAACACCTGCCATTTTATAATACTTTTGCCAAGACATTAACGTTTTTAAATATTTTCCATCAGTATGGATATTATAAATAATTAATGATGTAATGATTAAAAAATACAATTCTATTCTCATTTATATTATTATTATATTTTTTCGTCTACCTGTTCGCATATCATTGTTTCATAAGAAAATACAGGAATATTACTAAAATTACAATGTAGACCAAGTAAATATAGTGTTTTTTTAAATTCATTTTTTTCATTGCTTTTGCGGTTGCGGATTCGTATTGCAACATATATTCAATTCGTGCCTGTTTTTGACTAATTTGTTTTTTACCTAATTTTATATTTATTTTATTGTGTATAAAGTGGACCCATTTTTGAAAATTTTTCGCTGTATTTAAATAGGGTGATACTGGATATTTATCCAATAAATCATTGAAATTTTTTGCCATGGTTTCATCGGGAATAAACAAAGGAAAATTCATTATTAAATCATAATATTTCTTTTTAGTAACATCATTTGCGTTTTGGGGATAATTATATGATATTGTATGTAAAAAAAACCAATAATGAGGACCCCATATTTGTGAATTCATGATTATATATTTTATAGATATATTGAAATGTTTATCATAACATAAAGATTATATTACATATAATACTAACGATGACAGAACAATATTGTAATAATTGTGGAAAGCAAGGGCATTTATATCATCAATGTAAATTACCCATTACTAGTAATGGTATAATCGCATTTAGAATTAATGACAATAAAGTAGAATACTTAATGATATGTAGAAAAGACAGTTTGGGTTATATTGATATGATACGTGGAAAATATAATATAAATGACGAATATTATATGTTAAGTATGATAGACCAAATGTCTATAAAAGAGAAAATTAACATATTACGAAATGATTTTGACACATTATGGAACAATTTATGGGGTCACAATAATGTAAAAAAATACAAAAATGAGTATGAAATTTCAAAAAACAAATTTGAAACTTTAAAATCCGGTGTTGTTATAAATGATGAAACCGTTTCATTTGCAACAATTATAAAAAAATCTAAAACAAAATGGACCACGCCGGAGTGGGGGTTTCCAAAGGGCCGGCGAAATTTCCAAGAGAATGATTATAATTGTGCTATTCGTGAGTTTTGTGAAGAAACGGGATATAATTCATCATATTTGCGAAATATAGAAAACATATTTCCAATGGAAGAAATTTTTACTGGTTCTAATCATAAATCATACAAACATAAGTATTTTTTGTCATACATAGAATATGAAATTAGCAATAATGAATTTAAACACCAGAAAAGTGAAGTAAGTGATGTGAAATGGTTATGTTATGACGAAGCTATTAATTTAATTCGTGATTACAATTTAGAAAAAAAGAAAATACTTGCTAATATAGATAATATATTAAAAACATATAGATTATTCCAATTGTAAAATATATTTTTGTATTATATATGAATAATACAAAACAAAAAATTTGTCCTGAAGAAAAAGAATTTAATCCAAATACAAAGCGTTGTGTTAAGAAATGTAAGGACGGTTTTGAAAGAGACGAAAATTTTAAATGTGTAAAAATTATAAAACCAGAAGA